TTGTTTTATAATGGGCCCGATCAAACAAAAATGTTAAACCATAATAAATTACCTACAACTATAACAAATTATTTTATGGAAATGTTTAAACATTATTTAGCTTTTAATAAAATAAAAGAATATGATCTACATCTTAATTCTATTTGGGTTAATGAAATGAAAAAACATGAATACAACCCTGCACACATACACAGAGGAGTGTTATTTACTGGTTTATCTAGTGTAATGATTTTAAAATTACCATCAACATTTGGTAGAGAATACTCAGCAAGCGACGTTCAACAAAACGGTAGATTACAAATCTTTGGTGCAGCTAATGGTCAGTTTGCAAAAATAGATTATCAACCACCTATGAACCTTAGAGATTTTTATATCTTTCCGTATGATATGAGACATTGTGTTTATCCATTTAATGGAACAGATGAGACTAGAAGAACTCTTGCTGCAAACTGTGATGTGCAGTTTGATCCTATAAAAAATAGAGGTGCTTTATGATAACAGAACCACGTTGGAGGTCTTACCTTGTTACAACAAATAATCCAATATTTACACCAAAACAATGTCAAATGATTATTGATGCAGGAAGATCTGAACCTAAAATAGAAGCTAGAGTTGGAGAAGACATAGGTGTTAAGGGTGGAGTAATAAATACCGAAACAAGAACTTCACATATTAGTTGGATACCATTTAAAAAAATGCCTAACATGTATAAAGATTTAGAACTTATTATGAAACAAACTAATGGTAATCATTTTGGTTTTGATGGAATGCAAATTACAGAGATGGCACAGTATACAGAATACCCTGAAGGAGGGTTTTATGATTGGCATATAGACAATGATATAAACATGAAAAATGAACCACCTGTTAGAAAAATATCCATGACTTGTCTATTATCACCTCAAAATGAATTTGAAGGCGGTGATCTAGAATTAATAAAAGAAGGTCAGTCTGTAAAATTAAAACAAGGTCAAGCTATTTTCTTTGCTTCTTTTATTAGACACAGAGTTGCACCAGTAACAAGAGGTGTGCGAAGATCTTTAGTTATGTGGTTTGGGGGACCACCGTTAAAATGATTAAAGCTGCATACTTTCCAACTATTATATATGCTAAAGATGTTAATCTAGACAATAGATTGTTTGAAAGAGAAATTGTTGAATGGGCTAATAAAGACAAAGGTGTCCAAAGAACTAATATGAAAGGTTGGCATAGTCAAACTGATATGCATAAGATGCCTGTTTTTAAACCTTTAGTTGATGAATTATTTAAAATGCAAAATGAAGTATTTGAAGAAGAGTGGTTAGAGAGTGAACCTATAATTGGAAACATGTGGGCTAATATAAATCCTCCAGGTGGATCAAATAGACCACACCTACATCCAAACGCACATTTTAGTGGAGTGTACTATATTAAAACTCCACAAAATTCTGGACAGATTGTTTTTAATGATCCAAGATCAGGAGCACATATGGTAATGCCAAGACGCAAAAAAGATAAACCACCATCACATTTATGGAGAGAAGTTAGAGTTGATCCATTAGAAGGTAGAATAGTGCTTTTTCCAGCGTGGCTTTGGCATTGTGTTGAACCAAACGAGAGTAATGATATAAGGATATCTGTAAGTTTTAATTTTATACAGTCAGGTTTTAATGTTTAAATATCAAATTATAAAAAACGCACTATCATACGAACTATCTAATTTTATATTTAATTATTTTTTACTTAAAAGAGACGCCGTAGATTTCATGTATAAAAATAATATTATACATGACAATGGTTTGTTTGGTACTTGGACTGATCAACAAGTTCCCAATACCTATTCACATTATGCAGATATGGTTATGGAAACATTACTTGTTAAAATGTTACCAGTTATGGCTAAAGAAACAGGGCTTAATTTAATACCAACTTATTCTTATGCAAGAGTGTATAAAAAAGGTGATATTTTAAAAAGACATAAAGACAGGCCGTCTTGCGAAATATCTACGACTTTAAACCTTGGCGGAGACCCATGGCCTATATTTATCGACGATACGGGGTCTGACAACGTCATAGACGAGTATAAAAACATACATAAGCCCAATGCACCCAAAGGTACAAAAGTCTTGCTTGAAGTAGGCGATATGCTAGTATATAGTGGCTGTGAACTCGAACATTGGCGAGAGCCTTTTGACGGAAACATTTGTGGCCAAGTATTTCTACATTATAATCATGTAAATGGCCCATTTGCAGATAAAAACAAATTCGATGGAAGACCAAAGCTAGGTCTACCATCTTTTGTAAAATAGTATTATAATGGAGTCGTATGCTACAAAAATTAGGGTTTTTACCAGGTTTCAACAAACAAATTACAGAAACTACAGCTGAAGCACAATGGGTTGGTGGCGACAATGTAAGGTTTCGTTATGGCACGCCAGAAAAAATAGGTGGCTGGTCTCAATTAGGGGAAAATAAATTAACAGGTGCTGCAAGAGCATTATTTCATTTAGTTAATAAATCTGGAACTAAATATTCTATTATAGGAACAAACAGAATTTTATACGCATACTCGGGTGGTGTATTTTATGACATACACCCAATCAAATCTACGAACACTCTTACAAGTGCTTTTACCACGACTAACGGATCAGCTGTTGTTACAATAACTTTTAGCGGTGCACATGGTATAGGAGAAAAAGATATCGTTCTTTTAGATAATTTTTCTACTATAACTGATTCTAATTATAGTGCATCTGATTTTGATGATAATAAATTTATGGTAACAAGTGTGCCATCGTCAACGACAATTACAATTACAATGTCATCAAACGAATCGGGATCTGGTGCAACAACATCAGGTGGTATTAGAGTTAGACATTATTATCCTGTTGGACCAGCAGAACAATTACCGGGATTAGGCTGGGGACTTGGTCAATGGAGTGGTACTGTATCAGGAGAAGCAACAACAACTTTAACTAGTGGTATTTCAGATTCGGCTACAACTGGAATCACTTTAACGGATGCTTCTCAGTTTCCAACTACAGGTACAAACTTTGTTCAAATAGGCACAGAAGAAATATCTTACACAGGTATTACGTCGGGTGTTTTATCTGGTGTAAC